TCCTCATTATTTAGATTGGTAATGCGCGGCCACTGCGTCGGTCAGCGAGATATTCTGTCCGGCCGGAGCGCCGCCTTGTTGCCCGCCAGCTGCTCCGAATTTGAAGCCGCCTTGTTGTCCTCCCTGTCCACCCTGCACGCCAGCTGCACCGCCCTGGCCGCCACCCGCTCCTTCTGGCTTGAAAAGGTACGCGTCCGAAGCCTTCAGCGCTGTCAGCTGTTCGTCAAGTCCTACGAGCTTGCCGTCATCGGTCATGACCAGCTTCGTCTTATCAAGCAGCCCGGTAACGACCTTCTCATTGTGGACTTTGCCGGCAAGGCCCGCGGTAATGGCGTTGTCGAGTTTGATCTGCTTCAGGGTCTCTTCATACTGCGTTTTGGCGGTATTGTTGTCCGTTTGCAGCTGTGTAATCTGCCTCTTCAGATCCTCCGACAGTCCGGCGGTCTTGCTTAAATCTTCAATTTGTTTGTCCCGATCGGAGACATCCTTCTCCGCTTGCTTTTTTGCCGCAGCGACGTCGTTATATTGCTGTTTCGGCACAAAATGATTCGGCAGCTCCTTGTTGACGTCACCGATCATTGCGTCGATTTGCGCCTCCGATAATCCCGCTGCCTTCAAAAGCTCTTTCAACCATTCCATTTATCATCAGCCTCCATAGATTTTTATAGCTGCTCTCCAGCTAAGGGAGCGGCCGTGATGCTCCGGCCAACGAGCAAATAGGGCTCCCGCAGTCTCAACCGGAGCCCAAGAAAAAAGCACCCTCGCATTTGCGTGAGTGCTTATTACACGATGATCTGAATTTGATTCGCTTGTTCTTCGGTGATCTCTTCGTATTCCAGATCCTCACCGATAAAAATACGGCATTGCTCGGGATCAGGCTGCCATCCCTGCGCAGCGACATCATAGCGCTCAAAGCTGCCTCCGATATACCTATACAGGCGCGATGCCGTATTCCCGTTAAGTCCGTAAGCAAAATAAAAATCTTCTGGCATGGTCGCACCTCCTATTTGATCTTGTCGATATCCTTCGGCGGTTTCAAGTCTGCTGATAGAGTAAACATTTCCTTTGTCAGCTCAGCCCGGCGCTCCGGTGATGTGCTATCCAACCGGTACTCTTCGTAAATCTCATGCATCCGGCCATTTTTAAGAGCAAAACTTTCAGGTGTATGGAATTGCAGCTCAAACTTTTGGCCATCTGGACTCACGAAGATAGCGTTAACCCCTCTGTACGGATTTCGCTTATCGCCCCATGTATTTTTCAGCTTATGGCGTGTGTACCCTTTTTCCGTCATCGATTTTACAGCCGTTTCATATCTCTCCACCAAACTGTCCCCTTCAGCTTGGTACGTGTAACGAATGACGTCATTGGTATTTGCCAGCGTATCATTGATGATCGCCATGTCTCGACTGTTCTTGCTATCCGAGTTGACCTTTCGCAGATACGACTCTCTGCTTTTGAGTCGGAAATCGAGTCCAACCAAGTCCATTCCAGTTGTCTCAGAAATGCTTTGAAGGTCTCTCGTGATTTGAGGCTCAAGCTTGATGACCTGTTCATATGCGCTCAGCTTACGATAGTCGCCTTTCAACTGCTTCCAGCCTTCAAGATTAGTATACTTCATACGTTGGAAGTCTTCTATAGAGCCCGGACCTCGTTCACCTAAAATGCGTTGATACCGTTCGAATTGTTTGGTATCACTTTTAATGTTCTGCACAGCCTCCGGACGTTCACCCGGGAGAACTCTCTCTCGGCTTCTCATTCGACGCAATTGATCGTGCTCAGCAAGGTGTTTGCGAAGAACGCCCTGCCACTCTTGAACCTTGGCAGCCGCTGCAGCTTGATTGGCAGGATCTACGCTGCCAATTTCACGACGCTTATACCGGCGGATCTGCCGCTCCATATACCGCTGCCGCTGCTCGGCCTTGTAGTTGGCGCGGGCGCTGCTTTCATCTACCGGGTCAGGTAGTGCGCTGATACCGGGAAAATAGGTGCTCATGTTGTGCCGGCAGTGCGGATGAAACAGGCCGCTTGCCATCGCTTTACTGAGCAGCGTGAGGCCAGGATAATCGCTTGCCTTGCCGCCACTATACACATCATCGATATACGGCTTGCCCTGCCAAGGCAGGCAGAGATCCGAACAGTTATTATGCGCAGATACAAGCACCGTGTGGATGCCCCACTCCTCCCGGCGTGCGCCTTCGCCGGCAAATACTGCTCGCTGCGACGCGGTGCGCAGCGCCATCTCTGCATACGTGGCGATATTGACCTGGCGGCCGTTCTTGTATGTGATGCAGTCGATGCCCTTGTCCAGGAAGTCGCGGGTGGCCATGTCGATCGCTTGGCCAAGAGACAAGGCGCCACTGTTCAGGTAGACCCCCGACTTGAAGATTGTCTGCCGGTACACGTCGTCCATTTGCCGCAGCATGGCGGCGCGCCCCTGGCGCAGATCAGACGTAACAGCATCGATCAGAGCGTTCACCCGGTGCTGGTTGATTCGGAAGAAACTCTCGTCCGAATCGTCCACGTGGGTAATCGGTACGGTCAGCTCCCCGCGGCTGAACAGGTGCTTGACCTGGTTCCAGAGCCGCCGGATCGTACTGTCCACCTGTAGCGCCCCGTCCTCGAAGGATCCGCGCAGCATTGCCTTGATCGCTCGGTCGACTTTCGGGCTGTACCCGGCGACGACGGACCGGTTTTGCTTTCGATAGGCGGCCAGGGCTTGGAGCTTCCTCCGCTGCCATTGCTCCCACTCAAAGCCTTCTCGGGCCTCCTCCGCCTCATGACGGGCGAGATTGCGCTGCATACTGGCGATCAGGTCAATCTCCATCTGCCGGAAGATCTGCGTGATGTCATAGGGCTTCATGCGTCATCCTCGCCCGGTGGGGCGTCTCGATTGATCCCCTCTTCATCAGATATCATGCCGGCTTCCTCCGCTTTAATCCGGGCAACTTCTTCTTTCTTTTCATCGTTCGTCCACGTATCTCCGTACATTTCCTCGATGGCCCGCTCGATGCTCATAACCTTAAACGTCCGCGCCTTGCCAACCGTCTCCACGACAGCATCAAATGAGGGACTGGCATACTCTCCGAACTTTACGCTGACTTCATACTCGCCAGCTGATCGTCCATGAAGCAGGTCATACACCTGCAGCGCCCGCTCTACCAGCTGCGGGATGACTTCGTTCAGCCGGTCTACGATCTTTCCACGGGTAAATAATGTTGCTTTTTCCTTTTCTCGCTGGGCTTCGGCGTTATCGGTCTTTTTTAGATCGATGCCCAAGGTTGCCGGCGACATAATCCCCTGCAAACACATGTCCAAAGCTGACGCATAAGATCCTAAATATGCTTCGTATTGTATCTGAGCTTGGATAGATTGGATTTGTCCTTTAGCATCTTCCGCCAAAACTGTCTGCAGTTTGATAAATCTATTATCAAATGAATTTGGTTGCATTAACTCACCAGTTTGAGGATTTCGGGGAACCATATCTTCCGGAATATAATCTTTGACTCGGCCTGCCCGGATCGCATCCCACCACTGGCTGACCGCTTCGTCCAAAGCGTCAAAGTTATCTCCTTTCCCATCAAACAGACTCTTCCCACGGCCTGGCCATGTCGAGGATTTGAAAATGCGGAGCGGGACCGCCAACAAGAATTCTCCGTCATATTCAATGTCTTGATACTCCGCCAGCTCCGCAACGGTTGTCAGCGGAACGGGAGTGCCTTTTTCATCAACGAGTTGGTAACGGATATAGCCTGGCCCATAAGTCTCAATCAGCCGATACGACTTTTCTTTGACACTGTACCAGCTGCTGAAGATGATTTCTTGTAGCCGGCCCCGCAACCGTTTATACTCGACCCCGTCACCAGCGATAAATTCAATCAGCGGGTAATCGCTGACATCCTTATCGAAGCAGAGCTTAAAGGCACCATCGCCCTCTACCAGCGCCTTCACGATAGAATCCGGCAGCAGGTCCGAAAAATCGTTGTCATTAGCGATTTCGGCCCATAAGGCTGTTCGCTCGTCTGTATCAAGATTGATACTATCCAGGTCCGCGACGACAATATCGGCCAATCGGTCGACCATAAGCGCCGGTAGTCCGCTATGCATTTTACGAATAGTCATCCCTAGAGATGGGGTTGCAGCCCAGAATCGGGTCTTGCCTGTGGTGTCGCCTGCACTGGACATCTGATGATAAAACTGGTCCAGCTCAGACGGATCCCCACGATACCAAAGCCTATTCCTGAGTACAGACGCACCGTAACTGTACGGCTCGCGGATCGTTATGAACTGCGACTCCTGAGCCGGCACGATGTTTAACATTCTTGCAATCATATTCTTCACCCCCTGCCACACACCCATAAGTTTACCCCCCTAACAGGAACATCGTTTCGGCCACGCCTGTCGTGGCGTCCGGCGCGTCATCATGTGCGTTTTTGCCTTCCCGCTGATAGCTCGTCATGGCCTTGTAATACTCCGGCCAGCGGTCCCGCCAGTTGACCGGGAAGTAGATGTGTTGCATGACCCAGGTCGAGTTACTGACAATGCGGGCCGTCTTATTCTTGCTCTGATGAAACCAGCTCACGTCGGTCCGGTTGCTCTTCAGCTCCGTTTCCAGGATCCGCTTGATATTCCGCGCGAATGCCCGGCCGCCGTTGTTGGATTCGATCCGAGCCTTATTTACCCGAAACGCAAAAAGAGCCTGCGCGGTCGCGGGCTCCGTGATCTCCATCGGTTGCTTGGTATATATGACATCCAGGACGTACGCTTCTTTTTGGTATACGCCCCAGATGATATTGCACAGGTAATCGTCGCCCTCGTCGGCGCTGTCGCAGTACGAATAGATTCCGGTGAACAGTGGTTCGCCGTGAGCATCCTCCGGCAGCTGCGTGTACGTCTTGAAGCTGCTATACAGCTTGCCCTTGATGTCGATCGGGATCTGCTGATAGTTGGCCGAGGCGATATCCTCGCCCATGGCTCGCACCTTCATGTTGTAGCTGTCCCTGCTCAGGATCTCCTCGCAGAGCATCGTCTCGTCGTCCTGCAGCGCCTTCATGGTCAGATGCCGGACACGCTTCTTCTCGGCTTTGAAATGCTCCAGTGCCCGGCCAGCAAGGTCTCCGGTCGCCCAGCGGGTCATGATGATAATGATCTTGCCGCCTTCCTCCAAACGGGAAAGCATCGTATTCGTAAACCAGTCCCATTGCTTTTCCAACGTGTTGGCGTTATTGGCTTCCTCGGCATTTTTAATCAGGTCATCGATCATGAGGATCGTAGCCCCGAAGCCGGTGGCCGTACCGGTCGGAGACGTCGCCAGGTAGTTGTTATAGCCGCCCTCCAGGCTCCACAGGTTCATGGCGCTATCGCCGCGCTTGATCCGCGTGGCAGGAAAGATATCGCTGTACACGATGCGGTCTCTGTCAGCCTTCAGCGTGTTTATCCCATCCCGGACAGCCTTACTGAAGGTCGTTGATAGCGTCTCGTTATACGAACCGGCCATGACCTTCTCGCTTCGGTTCTTGCCGAGAACCCACTGGGCAAACATCGAGGCGGTGCGGCTTTTACCGTGCCGCGGCGGCTCGTTGATAATCAGGATATCGTCGCTGCTCTCGTAAAAATCCTGCATTTCGTTGCATAGCTCCGTCAGAAACTGCCGATCAGGCTTATAGAAGTCCGGCGCCATCGTCCGGCAGAACGTCCAAAACTCCCGGCGGGCCAGCTCAATCCGGGCGCCGCGGATGATCGTCGCTTTATCCACTGTCGATCAGCTTCCTCAGCTCATCCACCGTCAAGCCGGCGAATGGATTATTCACCTCGACGCTGCCGCTGTGCTCGACGTCCTGCTTGTCCCGCCAGACGTCCGGGCGTCGGTTTTTAAGCCAGAAGATCTGCGCCGTCGTGTCGCCCTGGACTTCTTTGGTGACGCGTTTGGTTTCGACCATCGCGTTCTTCAGCTCGCCAGTCTCCTCGTCTTCGATCGTACCCGGCTCGCGGGTAACCTCGTCGTATTTGTATCCAAGCGCCCGTTTCAGTAGCGCATTCTCGACGGCTCGATCCACGACTTCCTTGCCACTTTTTAGGGCCTGCGAAATCTGCGGAAACCGCTCTTTCCACTCGTATAGCGTCCGGACGCCAATCCCGAGATTACCGGCAATCTGCTCGTCGGTCAGGCCATCTCGCGCCCAGCCTTCCAGGCGAAGCAGCCCTTCAGGCGTTAGCCATTCATGAAATTTTCCTTTTGCCATTCAGGCGGCCTCCTTTCAGATTTTTGTTTACTGAAACTTGTTATTCGTCCTCACGTAAATTTATATAATCCTGGTATCCCTCCAAAAAATTCTATTAAGCGAGGCTAAACGATGCTGTACTATCTAATTCTCTTTTTATTTATTGCTCTTATTATTTGTGTTGCTTCAGTGGTTTATGGAGAAATCAAGAAATATCAGTGGCTTAATAAGTATCTTAATAAGCCATATAAAGTCTATAAAAAAAACAACAGCTTCTTTCTTGATGCAGATTTGCAACAATATGGAGTGTCGGTCGATTCCCAGTTAGCCGTGAAATATTACGAGAGTTTTAGTCCGAAGATTCTTGAGAAAATTCTTTTAACCATCCGTCTAAAATCAAAAAATGAAATTGCAAACAAAAGCTTTTTATCGCTTTTAACAGCAGGTATTATGCCTCTCATTTCTCTCTTATTGGCAGTAATAGCTCTATTCTCCAATTCTTTATCTTCAGATCATGTTTTTTTGATCGTCGCGACTTTAATGGCTATGCTGGTTCCTGCCATATTAATAATAGGTTTAAATTACTTTTCTGATCATTTCATTTCGACCATTACTGAAAAACATATACTTGCTATTGAAGAAGCACTAAAAGTAAAAGAGCGCACTAGAAGTCGTAGTAGAAGACGATAGACGCAAAAAGAGCCGCCCATAGACGACTCAATGTTAATACTATGATTTCAGGACTTCTAGTTGATCCACAAGATTCTCAATCTTCTTATCCATTCCATTTTTTAATTGATTGTAATTGGATTCAGTAATGCTATCCCAAAAAGCCTGTGTCTGTCTCTCGAAAGTCTCCGAGTCTCTATATATTAATTTGTAAGCTGCTTCGTAGATCGGACTGGCCAGAAGATTAATCTCTGTAGAATTCAACGTTGCGGTACGAGTAGCTTCCTGTAGATTTACTAAATGACCATAAATCCTTCGGATAAGAAATATCTCATCACCTGAAAGGCGCTCGTATAATAAATCTACATGTTTGGAGTAATCAGCAGAAAAGTCAAAATAAAAGCCAACAATTTTGTGATCGTTTTTCCGGTAAAACAATAAGGCCTTAAGGAGTGTATGAATGTCAGAATAAATAATTCGAGCACTAATTTTGACTTTCAGTTCCTGTTTTGCAGCCTCTGATTCTTTTATTCTTTTTATTTGGTAACGGGCAGCGAATATACCTCCGGAAATCGAAGCTGCAGCCCCAATCAGAACTCCTATAAATTCCTTACTCAGAAGACTGTAGGCCATAACAGAATCCGTCCCTTCAAATATCTACCAATAGGGAAATTCTATTATTTTTCAGAAAAAAAGTCTACAAAAAAGCCCTCCAAAATGGAGGACTCGTTGATAGACAGACTTATAGCACTGTAGGTTGTACGACACGACGTACGACAGTACGTACGTCAAAATCACAAAAATTCCGAAGAAATCTTTTCCTTAGCCCGATCAATATACTGCTGAACAGACCGCTTTGACACTCCCAGCTTATCCGAAATCGCTATCAGCGTCAAGCCTTGCGCCATGTGAAGCAGAAAACACGTTCGCTCCCTGTCGCTCAGCGCCAGCAGCGCCTCAACCATCCGTAGCCGCTCAGCGTCCGTCATCTTCACTCCAGCAAGTTGCACGCAGACTGCGCGCTGCCGGTATACGTCTGTCCGTTCAATCCCTCGCCGGCTCCCGGGGCGCCGGCCGCGCCGCATCCATGTCAGCGCATACCGCATGTCCGCCAGCATGCCGGATACGGTCTCCGCTTCCTCTGCAGCCGCGGGCGACTTGGTATCCAGGCTTGCCCGGTAGCGCTCCAGGACGTGCGTTTCGGCCGAATATTGCTTGATCAAATCCTCAATCCATGTGACCCCCATGATGTCAGCTCCCTTCAGGCAATGCCCTCCGTCGATAAAATTTGCACAATCCGGCGCGCCCGCGTCAGCTCGGCGATCGCAGAATCCAGCAGGTGCGTTTCGCTCGGTTCCAGTACGGTAGCCGTCACGGGTGCGCTCTCCGCCACCTCCCGCTCCAGCTCTGTGATCTGCGCTAGCAGGACCTCCTCCGTATCCCGCCATTCGCTCTGGGCGATCAACAGCTCCTGATTCTCCGCCGTCAGCCGTTCGATTTCGATGGCAAGGGCGTCACGCTCTGCTTTAAACTGTCCGCGCTGCATTTGCGCAGTTGTCAAAGCGCCTTTAGCCTCTGAAAGACGCTCTTGCAATTCATCACGTTCTTGGTATGCCGCCATGAGTTCTTGCTCCACCGAATCTCGGCTGGCAACCATTTCTTTGAATGCAGCCTGTCGATTTTCAAGTTCAGCGGTTAAGCGCTCGATCTCTCGCTCCGCCTTATCCAGCAGCGACACATCAGGAGCCGTTTGCGGCAGGGTGTGCTTCTCACGAAGCAGCGGCTGATCTCCGCCGGGCTCAAGTAACGCCCGGGCTTTATCAGCATTAATTCCCTTCAGATCCCATTTTTTCACCCAGAACGCCAGAGTATTGAACTTCATGCCCCATGCCTTTTCTACACTGGCCACAGTTTCTCCAGAGGCGATTTGCTCGATAAATACCTGTTTCGTCAGTCCACAGCTCGGCCCTTCTTTTTCCATACGTTGTCCGGTCATATTTTGTTCCTCCATTTCGATTTCTAGTTTAATCGCTCGTCGCGGCCTCACGGTAAGCTGCTGGCCCAGTTCGGCAAGCTGAATACCGATTGGACATTTAGAACAATGTTTCGTGATGAAAGAGGTGTTGCCGCCGTATTCCCGGTTGTATTCTCTTTTGGCTTGGCAATTATTACAGTGAGTTTCCAGCAGATCATCGATCTTGCGAACCACCTCAACCCGTTCCAAAGTCATTATGACTTCCGCGGCAGCCAGTCCGCGGCCTCCGTCTCATCGATCGTTACTGTACCCATGCCATCCCAACTCTCGCGGATCTCCCGCGCCTTGGCCGCAACGAACGCTGCCTGCTTGGGCTGCAGGCAGATCGCCATAGCCTCCTGATAATGCTGCTCAGCCTTGAAATAAGCCTGACTGTGCATGGCATTCATCCAGGCCCAAAAACGATCATTACTCATTGACTTCACGTATTGGAATGCTCGTCGTCGGTCGGTCTCATTCATGATTTCGCCGCCTCTCCCACAGGTTCCGTCCCACGCAACACCCGCAGCGTCCGCGGTGAATTAGGATCTTTGCTCAGATAACCCAGCTCACAAAGCACATCGATCCGTTTCTGTACGGTTGCGGACGACGATAACCCAAGCTTGTAGCCCAATTGCCGTACACTTGGAGAGTATCCATTTGCCGCCGTAAACTCCTCTATGGCCTTCAATGTATCAAGCCGCTTTTTGGTAAGCCTCGCTTTCACAGTCATTTCCCCTTTCACGTAAGATCACGTACCTACAAATTCCTCCAGCCATTCGACCAGCATCTCCATCTGCTTGACGGCCAGACGGTGGTCGTTATATTTCCAGCAGATCGCTGCGGTGGAACCGGCAACCCACTCCCAGAAGGCCGCACTCTGCATGCCGTGCCGCGCCGCCGCTTCGTTGGCCTGCCTGATCCACGCCTGGACATCCGCGAAGAACGCTCCGTAATCCATGGCCTACAGCTCCTCGATCCGGATATAGATGCCCGGCAGCTTTGCCCAGAACTTCTCCACGATCTCGGAAGCCACCAGGGCGTCGTCACGCCAGTAGCCGCAGTCCGTCATGCAATCCTTCAGCAGCTTCTGCAAATTATCCGTGTCGGGCTTGGTCGCCTTCCACTCCCCGTCCTCATGCTTGCCCTTGATCGGGAAGCACCACTTTACCAGCAGCCGGACAGGTCCGGTATATTTCTGCACTGGCACATAATGCCCGAGGTGCGCCATCAACTTTGCCCGCGCCGCCTTCAGCTCGTCAGGCTCGTAAAATACCGGTTTACCGTTGACCACGGATACCTGCTTTTGCTGGTGCGTAATCGTGGGCGGTTTTTTCATCGGCATAAAAAATTCCGTCGGCATGTTGTCACCTTCCATATTCTTACTTCACGTCTTTCGCGCGGAGATAAATGTAGGGGAGGGGGAGTGGCGCTTGCGTCACGCCACTCCCTATCCTTATATATTTATATATAAGAGTCCCCGCTTCCCGGCGGCGTCTACCATGACGTACCGAATCCCCGCCGTTAATCCGCCGCAAAGCAATAATCATAAAAACGTATATGCGCCGTGCGGCGACTAACATAAATTTAAAGGTGTCCGCCGCCGAGCGGTGAATTTTAGCGGCGGCATTATTCATGGTCTTCGCCGGACTTTTTCACAACGGTATTACCGTTGTTCTTGTCAATCATGTAGCCAAACTTTGCAATCCAGTCCCGCATTGTTCGCTCTGCAACCGTCTTACCAGTAGTCGAAAACCATTCCGTTAGGTCTTTGACTGTAGGTGGTTCGCCCATGTTGCAATTAGCCACGGCGTCCTCAAACTCTTCCGCCTTGCTCCGGCGTTGCTGCCCGGCCTTCTCCTTCCGCTTGCCGGTCGCCTTCTTCCATGGCGGCGACGCTTCTCCTTCAGGCTCAATATCCTTCAGGCTGCCGACCTCATCCACACGATGCACCGGATACGCGAACCACATGTTAACCGGTTCAAACTTGGCGTATTCGCGGAGCGTGCCTTCCACACGCCAGGCGGACCGGCCGCGGACGGCCTTCAGCGCCTGCTTGATTTCCTCGGCGGCGGCTGCCTGCTCCGTGTTGTAGATCGCCCGGCGCGCGTGATCTTCCATCTGCTTCGCGCTGAGCAGGTCGTCCTGGGATACCGACTGTTCTAGATACTGCGGATTGTGCTGGGCCATGTACCGGTGGTACACCGCACAAATAGCCTTGTTCTCTTCCTGCTTCAGGAGCGATTCCGTGATCTCCAGCTCCACGAGGTCAATCAGCGCGTCCGGATCGCGGGCGAATACGCCTGATCCCGAGGCCCGGTCCATAGACTTCTTGCCGCCCTGCGCGCCCTTGGAATGGTGATGGCAGTAGATGACGCTGGCGCCCAGCTCCGTCGCAATCTTGTCGAACTGGTTCGTAAAGTGGGCCATCTGATCGGCGCTGTTTTCGTCGCCGGTCAAGACCTTGTAAATTGGATCGATGATGACAGCAATATAATTCTTCTTTGCCGCGCGCCGGATCAACTTCGGCGCCAGCTTATCCATCGGCACGGACTTGCCCCGCAGGTTCCAGATATCGATATTGCTGATATTCCGCGGCGGCATGCCGAGTGCAGTGTACACGTCCTTGAAGCGATGCAAGCAGCTCGCCCGGTCCAGCTCCAGGTTGACATATAGGACCTTGCCCTTCGAACAGACCCAGGACAGCCACTTGATCCCCTCAGCGATCGCGATGCTCAGCTCAATCAAGGCGAAGCTCTTACCGGCTTTCGACGGCCCGGCAATCAGCATCTTATGCCCCTGACGGAGCACACCATGGATCAGTGGCGGCGCCAGGACGGGCATGTTGTCCCAGAAGTCCGTCAGGCTCTCCGGATCCGGCAGATCGTCGTTGACGCCCTCAATCCATTCGTGCCACTCGGCCCAATTTGCCTTGCCGAGGTTGGTATCCACGATAAACTGCTTTTTGCCTTTCCGCTCGACGCCCGGCATCCGGGACAACCGGGAAGGATTTCGGTTTTGCTTATCGATGTTCAGGCCGTTCCGCTTGCACACCTCATACAGATAATCAACGCGCTTCCGGTATTCGTCATAATTAGCCGCCTCAACCCGGACAATGGCGTGCAGGCTCTTGCCGCCGCTGTACACCATGACGGCGATCGGCAGCTCCAGCTCCCGCATAATGGCGTTCTGCTTTTCGACGTCCATCGTGTCGCTTTCCACCAGGGCATATCTGAATTCCGTCACATTCTCGTTTTTGACACCACGACCGTCGAGTGGATTAAACCGGATCCATGCGCCTGCCTCAGGCTTGTAATCGCCGAGCACCGATCCGACGTCTCCGCCGCATTGATTCAGGAGCTGAATCAGCTCGCCGGCGGTCCGGTCGGAAGCCCCCTTCGTGGGAAGCCATTTCCCTTCATCGTCTTGCCAAGCCTCCGTCACGTAGCCGACGTTCTCCGCCGGTTCAAATAATGCGCTCAAATACGTTGTTAGCTGCTGAACGGGATTCCAGATGGCCGGTTCATGGATCTCCTTGCCTTCGATCCAGTTGCGATCGATGACCACGTAATCTCCGGGGCTGCCGGCTATTTCATCTTCCCAGCCGAGCTCATGGTGATCCTCCCGGTCGTAAGCGGACCGCGGCACCCAGCCATTATCCTTGGCGAGCTGCGTGATCGTCGCGCCGGTCACCGGGTTGCCGGATCCCTCGAAGGTGGTCCACTTCTTGAAGCACTCCCCGGGATGGTACCGGCCTCCGTCCCGCCGGCTCCATTCGTCCCAATCGCTGGCCGTGTAGCCTTCGTATTTCAGGGCCATGCCGACGTTGACCCATTCCTGGTAATTCAGGAATGCCGGGTCTACGTGTTCCAGTAAGGCCATGAGGTTCGCCTTGTACTCCATGATGTCCTACTCCCATCTGTATTCCTTCGGATTAATGTCTCTCGGCGTTTGCCATCCGTTGGCAGCGATTCGATCGATCAGCTTCCGCGCTGCTTCAAATGGCCATGTTCCAACGTGCTCGAATCCGCGGTTCTCGAGTTGCCGAATTTGCTTGGGCGTTGTCAGTCCTTCTGCCCGACGCTTATCCAGGCGTTCGAGTAGCTTCGAAGCCTTGCCGGCATTATCGATTTGGTCCGGCAGGATTCCAAGCTTTTCGAGCTTGGCTACTTGTGTGTCGGACGGCGGCGCCATCTCCCAGCCAAATGCCGGTACGTATCCAGATAGGTCCTCTGCTTGAATCGACATTTCGAATTGCAATGGATCGACCAGCGCGCGTTTGCGGCGTTTCATTTCATTAAGCATCTTGGCCAGCGCTTCTTCACGCTGCGCAATGACATCCTCTGCTGCCTGCTTCTCAGCAGCTTCCAGGTCCAGCGGCATCCCGGCCTCTTCTATCTGCTTGGTCATGGCTTGTGCGATCTCTTCGCTTTCGGCGATCAGATGCGCAGGGTGACACAATTCGTGCCGCTCCGTGTGCCAGAGAAAATCCAGCAGCAGCAGCTCCTCTTTTCCAGGATGCAGCCGGGTACCACGCCCGACCATCTGGCTATATAAACTGCGGACCTTCGTCGGCCGCAGCACGACGATACAATCCACGCTCGGACAATCCCAGCCTTCCGTCAGCAGCATGCTGTTGCAGAGGACATTGTATTTGCCGGCATCGTAATCCGCCAGCACTACCGCCCGGTCCTGTGACTCGCCATTAACCTCCGCCGCCCGGAATCCGACCCGGTTCAGGATCTCCGTGAATTTTTGACTGGTCTTAACCAGCGGCAGGAAAACGACGATTTTCCGTTCCTTAGCTACCCTCCACATTTCGTCGGCGATAGATTCAAGGTATGGATCCAGCGCAGTACCGAGGTCGCTACTTTTGAAGTCACCGGCCTGCTGTCCGACGGATGACAGGTCCAGCTTCAGTGGGATGGTCATCGCCTTGATGGGGCTTAGATAGCCTGCCTTGATAGCTTTAGGCAGCGTATACTCGTAGGCCAGGCTCTCAAAATAGCTGCCCAGATTTCGCATGTCTCCGCGGTCCGGCGTCGCTGTTACGCCCAGCACATGAGCTCCCTCAAAATACTGCAGCACCCGCTGGTAGCTGTCCGAAATACAGTGATGAGCCTCGTCAATGATAATGGTATCAAAGTGGTCAGCAGCGAACTGCTGCAGACGCTTATCCCGCATCATGGTTTGAATGCTGCCGACGACCACGCGAAACCAGCTGCCGATCGATGTCTGTTCTGCCTTTTCAGTCGCACAGCCGAGCCCGGTGGATTTCGCCAGTTTGTCGGCAGCCTGATCCAGCAGTTCGCCACGGTGGGCCAGGACAAGCACGCGCTCGCCCAGCCTTACCCGGTCCTCAATCACCTTGGAAAATACAATCGTCTTGCCGCAGCCAGTCGGGAGGACCAGGAGCGTCCGCCGGACGCCCCGCCCCCATTCCGCCTGAATCGATTCCCGCGCCTCCTGCTGATAGGGTCTCAGCTCCATGGCATGCACCTAAAACTGTCCATTTGACCAGTTGCCACCTTGAGGCGGCGGAGTGGTCGGGAAAGGCGTTTGATGTTGATAGCCTTGCGGTTGCCCATATTGCTGCTGTGGCTGGGAAGTAGTCGAAGGCTCATCCGCGGGGTAGAAGCTCTTCACCTGGTTGTTCGTCTTATCCTCGCCGTCGCGCCCTTTGAATTTGTTGACCTCCAGCTTCAGGCGGCCGCGGGCGCCGACGACAGCATTCCAGTTCATCCGCAGGGGCTCACCTTTACGTTTCTGGCCAATACCGGCGAAGAAATTGGAGAGTAAGCCTTCCGTTTTGGTATGAAGAAACAGTCTGTGGATAACAACCACGTCCCCATGCTCCGGGGAATGCACCGACAGTTCCAGCTTGGCTTCATTGCAGGCCGGCATCTTGTCGCTACCTGCGAACCGCCCCCGCTCAAATTTAGTGATGGTGAAATTGTAGTCTCCAGCCGGCAGAAGGGTAAATTCTCCCCCGTCCTTCTGGATAGTATCTTCCCAGCCCAATTCTCTTTCCGTATTCTGGTTCATGCTGTTTGCCTCCTAAGATGAATGTATTAGAACGGGACATTGTCCCGGGTCTGTTGAATCATTTCAAAAACCGATGGCCATGCTGCTACCAGAACGCCGGTAACGAAGCCCGGATCGTAATTGGCGATTGGTGTGTCGTAAGGGTAATATCCCTTTTTGCTGACAACGATTTGAATTTCGTCCTCCCGGACCTGGTGCTGTGTCATCAAGTTCCGCAGCGCCGGCGGAATACTCGGGCTAATCCCTGCTGACGTAGCTGGGGCCGGCGAAGCCGCTGGTGTTGATTGCTGCGGATGCTGCGTATCTGGCGCTGCAGTTACCGGTGGCGCTGGTGGTTGTGGTGCCGGAGTGACGGGTGCTGTAGACTGCTGCACAGCAGGAACTGCTCCGTTAAAGATGTGAGCAATTCGGCTATAATCCAATGGTAATTCGTCCGGCAGGCCGTGGCGGTTTTTTGCATCCCATGCTGGGTGATGTGTGGTGTACATGGTACGGGTCCCGCCTTGGGCCTTGTTCTTCTTACCTTCTTTGTCAGCAGCCACTGAGAACGTTTTATAATTGATGAAGAGAACAATGTCTGCCCACTCCTTGACGAGCGGTGCCGTTCGGCTCCCGGTCTTGGCTCCAAGCTTGAGCTGATAACGATCGTAAGCTCCCATTTCGTCGGGCTGCTCGAATTTGATGATCTGAGCATGAGCGCTCAGTACAACATGAATACCAGCTTCGACTACATCACCGAGCAAATTAAGGAAACGCCCGATTTCTTCCGCGACAAAAATATAACCTTTACCGTATCCGAAATCTTCGACGCCGCTCTTGTTATGGGCGGCGCATACACTTTCAACGCAAAGCATTTCAGCCCAGTCGATGGTATCGATAATCAGGGAACCGAAACGGGAAGGCCCTTGCTGCTTGACCCATTGGGCCTGTTGCTTAAGCATTTCCCAGCTTGACGGCTTCGGAAGGCGCTGGACGTTCAGTTGCTTAGTCGAACCCTCTGTATCGATGAAAACAGGATTCGGGAATTGTGCGGCAAGAGACGATTTACCGATTCCCTCCGGTCCATAAATCACGACCTTTTGCGCTGTATGAACAGTACCTGATGTAACTTCAAACATCAAAACTCACCTGCTTTCCATGTTGTCGCCGCCGGCGGGGCCGCCCATGTCTCCCCCGGATCAATTTCACCCGGCTGCGACTGGAGCGTTACACCCTCCTGGCCCGAGACGTAGCCGTCCTCAATGATGATGCTGCACTCTTCGCCGGTGCTGACGCGGGTGGCGATCGCCTGCAGGCCCTCCTGCTCCAGCCAGGCGCCGAACTCACGAAGCGTCTTCAAATCCATCTGCTCCAACTTATCGAGCAGGATAAAGCCGCAGTCCGGCTTCAGCCGGCGGACGATGGCAGTGGCCACCTGCAGCTGCTGTGCGCCACTCATATTGTCCCAACGCTGGCCAAGGTAAAGCAGTTCCCCATTTTCAACAGACAATCCCGGCAGCGGCAGATCCGCGTTCGACAGAAGGTCCGTCTTTTGCTGGCGCACCTCGTTGATCTCGTTCGTCAGCACTTCGTATTGCTGCCGGTATTCTCCGGCATCCGTTTCCGCTTTGTCCTTGTCCAAGTTAGCCCGAACTTTGCGGTTGATCTCATCGATCTGCCGGATGTTGGCCTCGAGCTCGGAGGTCGATTCATCATGCAATTGAAGGGCATCCTTCTGTGCCGCAGCCAGATCGGCGCCGGTCTGGGCGTACTTTGTTTCAGCGTCTACCAGCATCGCCTTCAGCCGTTCCACTTCTTGACCCTGACTCGTATACAGCGCTTGAAACTGCGTCAGCCGCTGCCGCTTGCGTTGGTTCTCACCGTTCCGGGCGAGAATTTCCTGCTGTTGCTGGATTAACTCCGAGGCGGAAACTGGCTCCTTGGGTGCATCCGGAAAGTAAATTTGCTCCTTGGCAAACTTAGCTTTTTGGTCAGCGATCTGGCCAATGGCATGCCGACGGTTGTAAATCTCCTGCTCCTGCTGTTCAAGCTCATGGAGCTGCTGGCCAACGCCGATGATCCGCAGTAGGATGGCCGCCTTCTCTTTGTTCGAAGCGTTGAGGAATTTAGGAAGGTCGATCGCCAACTCCTCCACAAAGCTGTCCAGGAGTTGCTGGCCACCTTTCTGGCCGTTCGGATCGATGACCTTCAGGTCGCTGTTCTTGCCGCGTCTCTCCACGACAAGCCCATTGGACAGCGTCAGGCTCAGGTACGGCGGCACCGCAGATCCTTCGCGCTCCGCCTGCGACGGACGGTACTTATTTCCGCCGAGTGCCCAGGCGATGGCATCCAGGACGCTCGTCTTGCCTTGGCCATTCCGGCCGCCGACGACCGTCAGTCCAGCACTGCTTGGTTCGATCTTTACGGCCTTGACGCGCTTCACGTTTTCAATTTCCAGCTTATTTATTTTGATCACGGATGAACCTCCTCCAGTTGAATATCATCGATTGGCTTGTTGTATGGGCTGCCACATTCCGGACAAGTCGGTTCTGTAATTTCATCGTCCGGGCTCTGCTTCAGAGCATATTGCCGGCCACAGTCTTCGCATTCAAAAACTTCCCATTTCACCGTAACGCCCCCTTACGTTTTTTCCTGCGCGGAGACGGGGCAGGGAGTGTCAAATAGACCTCCCCAATCACCTTCCCGCTATCATCAAGAATGAATTCCCACGGAATATCATTGAAGTATGGATCTGCAGCCACGGCGCCACCTATGGGCATTCCGCAAGCAATACATCTTCGATGCATTGAGTGCAGACGCTGCGATCATTCCAGCGCCGGATCTGCTTGGCCGCTCTTGTGCAGCCGCAGACTTCACAGCGGCAGAACTGGGACAGCGTAATCACTTTGGGCATGCCGAACGCCCCTTTCATATCATCTGAGCTTCCAGAGCTTCGATTTGTGCGCACAGGTCCATTAGCCAGTCCATGTCGCACATTTCATGCGCCAGGAAGGCGAGTTCCTTCAGCCCATCCATTTTGTAGACCAAATCATGATTTTCCCGGAGCAGCTTCAGGATCATCTGCAGTTCGACATTGCCAATAAGCAGATTCCCATTCTGGTCAAGGTTCATATGGACGACTTCGGCCAGCCTGCGGTGGATAGGATGAATGGCCAGCATCAGCGGGTACCCAGCAGTTTGACGGCCTCGGTAGCGCAAGGGCGGCAAATCAGCTTACCCGACAGCTGCTTCAAATCCTCCGTGTTACCGCACAAGACGCAGCCTGGCGTGTATTTGCGGAGGACGATCATTTCACCGTTAACAAAGATTTCGAGTGGATCCAGATTATCAATATTCAAGGTACGGCGGAGCTCCTTCGGGAGAACAACACGACCTAATTCATCGATGCGGCGAACAATTCCAGTAGACTTCATACTTGATTTCTCCTCTCGGCCAGTGCTACACTGACCTTAACTATTATTTTTGAATTGCGATGACCTGACGGCTCCTACCCCGTCGGGTCATTTTCATGTCCGATTGCTTTTTCTACCGTGGCCAACAGATTAAGCAAGTCTTCCGGCGGCATCTGCTCGATCAGGAAGTCCCGAAGTTTCTCAACCTCGTCAATCCTAATCTGCTTCGGCGGAACGTAAACGCCGGACATTGTGCTTTCTGCTTCAAACAAATGGAGCTGCTTCCCCCCAATGACTGGATTATCGATCATCACAGCGACCATGCCCCAGCCGATAGGCTTCGTTACGGGTTCACTCATTTGCTCATCTCACCTCCCCTCATGATTTCAGCTGTTCGATCTCCCCGGCCAGCCAATCCAGCGCAGCCGGTAACACTTCTGGATGACTTTCTACCCGGCCACTTTGCAATTGCCAACGTCTCCGCCGGAGCTGCAGCCGGTACCATAACAGGTCAGCCGCAGGAGCTTGCGGGAATCGGTAGACATTCGGCCATGCCTCCTCCCTCTCCAAGCTGATAAGCGTCTCGCGGATCTCCGTCCGGGCCAGCGCCAGCTTGGTGATCTGGCGGCTGTTACCGGCCAGCAGCTCCTCGGACAAAACCGCTGTCAGCTGGTCAAAGATTTGCTGAAGCTGTTCCTTTACTTCCATGAGCTTACTCCTTTCGGGTATGGATCCATTCGAGCACTTCATGCCAAGCCACCCGCATTTGCCGTTCACCCAGATTGTAAAATGGAAATCCAGGTTTATTCTTCAGCTCGTATGCTTTTCGACGACTGATCTGCAACCGATCCGCCATCTGCGGAATTGTAATCAACTCCTCATTCATAAGAAGCACCCCACTACTTTAGATAATTAAATTATCCAATTTTGACAAATAAAAAAAATAATATTGACCGAGATAATTTAATTATCTATAATCAAAACAGATAATTAAATTATCGCTTTTACACATCAATCTTCTTAAAGTAATCAGGAAACAGCGAATCAGCAGGTTCATCAAAGTAACCTGCGAGGCGGAACATCAAGTCTCTTCCCGGAGTGAATGTTCCATTCTCAATCATGCGCAAATAGACATTAGATATCCCGTTATCTGCGGCGACCTTAGCTTGAGTCCCTTTTTGTTTACGTAGCTGAGTAAATCGCTCGCGTTTATTTCCCATCCAAGGTTTACCTCCTTTCGGTAATTTGATTATACGGATAAAATAATTATCCGTCAAGAGAGGATGGATAATTTATTTTTCGGAGGCGTTGACGTTGGCTATCGGTAAAAAATTGATGGAATTAAGAGAGAAGAAGGGCCTGAGCCAATATGAGGTTGCCGAGCTTCTCGGTATCCAACGAGCTCGTTATAACTCTTGGGAGCAAGATATCGCTAATCCGAGAACCGAAATGCTGAACAAACTCGCAGATTTTTTCGAGGTAGATCCAAACGAATTGTTAGGGCATTCTTCTTCCATTCCTAATTGGGCCAAATCGAAGGATATTCGTGATTTTCGAAAAATGCTTGAAGAAGACGGAGAGCTAATGTTCGACGGCATGCCATTGGATAAAGAGGATCGAGAGAAGATTCTTCGTGTTGCTGAAGCCGTCTTTTGGGATGCGAAGAAAAAGAATAAGCGAAAACCCATCGATGACTAATCAGGGCGGTGTATTTACTTGCAACAGACAGTTAACGGTCTTGTACGAAAATACGGGACCAACGATCCGTTCGAAATCTCTGAACTTCTTAATATTAAGGTATGGTATAAAGATTTAGGCCGAGGCACTCGAGGTATCTACATCAAAAAACTGTGGCGTAAATATATCATCCTTCATGAGGATATCGACGAATATTGGGAACGATTCGTATGCGCTCATGAATTGGGTCATGCCCTTCTGCATAAAGGTATTAATCGTTTCTTTCTGGACGAGCAGTCTTTCTTTAATGCCGGCAAGTTTGAAACACAGGCCAATAGGTTTGCTGTAAAGTTACTCACTGCTTTATCAGAGCCGGATACTGGAGAGACACAAGAACAGTTTCTTCTCCGGTGCTCGGTTCCGACCGAACTACATAAATACTTTAGTTAGTACCTTTGCGCTTTCCAGCCGAAAGGCTGTTTAAATACGCCACTAAACCGAACATACGTTCTGTAAAAGTGCTAAAAAACCAATATAAACCATGAGGAGGCTAATCATGAGAGGCCATGTAAGAAAACGAGGGAACAAGTGGTGCTTTGTGCTTGATGTCGGACGCAATGAACTTACAGGTGAGCGGACGCAAAAGTGGTTCAGCGGCTATGAAAAGAAGGAAGAGGCAGAGCGCGCAATGATCGCCACGATTAAAGATCTGAATGACGGTACCTATGTAGAAGATACCGGTGAATCGTTCGGAGAATTTATGGAGAATTGGCTGCTTAATAAAAAGAATCAGGTCCGCCCTGGTTCGTGGAAGTCTTACTCCTGGTTGGTCAACACACACTTGATTCCCCATCTCGGCAAAATCCAGCTTTCTAAACTGAAGCCGATCCACCTCAACAATCTGTATAATCAAAAGTTGCTGCCCATTATATCTGCCAACTCCATCAAGAAACTGCATGGTCTTGTGAAGGCCGCCCTCGACGAAGGCATGGGTTGGGGCATCGTCGCTCGAAACGTAGCCGTTGCCGTCACACCACCACGGGTGAAGAAGGTGAAATTCGAAGTTTGGGACGAGGATCAACTAGGTACATTTTTAGAAGCAGCGAAACATAACCGATTCTATATTGCTTTTGAACTCGCTGCATCAACAGGTATGCGCGTCGGAGAAATCCTCGGCTTACGTTGGCGCGACGTGGACTTAGAGAGAAAAACTATTTCGGTCCGGCAAGCTTTCACAAAAGCTGAAAAAGGCCATGACTTTCATGAGCCTAAAACGTCAAGCGGAGAGCGGTCTATTGCTCTGTTTCTGGATACTGTTGAGGCCTTGACCTTTCATTTTGAAGATCAGATCGTAGAGAAAGAAAAACAGGACGACCACTACTTCGATCATGGTCTCGTCGTACAAACCCATATCGGAACACCGGTTAACCCGCGAAATCTCGCCAGAGCCTATTATGCTATATTGAATAGCCTTGATTTACCCCGCATTCGTTTTCATGATCTGCGTCACACTCACGCGACAATCCTGCTGAAACGGGGAGTGCATCCGAAAATTGTTCAGGAGAGGCTTGGGCATTCTTCAATCCAGATTACTCTCGATACCTATTCGCATGTACTGCCTGGTCTTCAAGAGGCCGCATTGCTCACGTTAGGAGGGTCAATTCTTGGAAAAAACGACACTTCAACAGACTAAAGGTTTGCAGTCCGTTTGCAGAAAAAAAAGACGCGACCTCCGCACCACCGGAGAACCGCGCCACTATCGTGTTTTAAGGATGCTGGTGAAGGGAATTGAACCCCCGGCCTACGCATTACGAGT